TACTGTGTGAAAAGAAATTATCACATACATGAAAATTTTTCTAGACACAGCAGACGTTGATCTGATCGGTAAATATCACGAATCGGGTTTAATAGATGGTGTAACAACAAATCCAACTCTGATTAGAAAGAGTGGTAGAGATCCAGAACAAGTATATAAAGAACTCACAATCATTGGTGTTGATGACATCAGCATGGAAATTGTAACAGATGATTATTTTGAATTTCTTCAAGAAGGCCGAAGACTATTTGAGAAATTTGGTGAAGTCACAACAATTAAAGTGCCTTGTACACCAGATGGATTAAGGGGTTGTAAACTCCTCTCAGATGAGGGAATCCGAGTAAATGTTACTTTGGTATTCAGTCCTGCTCAAGCGATATTGGCGTCGAAGGCAGGCGCTGCCTACGTCTCACCTTTTGTAGGTAGGGTAGATGATAATTCATTTGATGGATTGAATCTAATTAAACAAATTTCAGACATCTATGAAAAACAGTCGAGACTATATAATTTTGTTGCTACAGAAATTTTATCCGCATCGATTAGAGATGTAGGAAGTGTGAGTAAGTCTTTTGAATATGGAGCAGGCATCGTCACAATGCCTCCATCGATATTTGAAAAGATGTATAATCATATTCTAACAGACAAAGGTTTAGATCTTTTCCAAAAAGATTGGGAAACAGTTAACGCACTTAAAATCTAAATGAAATTCACGATTTATTCAAAGGAAGGATGTATGTATTGTGAACAAGCAAAAAAACTTTTTGACTTGGCCAAAGTTGAGTATAGAGTTTATAAACTTGGAATTGACTTTACCAAAGATCAATTTATATCAGAGTTTGGTTACGGCTCATCATTCCCAAGAATACTTGCGGACGACAAATTAATTGGAGGATGTCTAGACGCATTCAAATACTTAGAGGAAAAAAACTTAGTTTAATGGAAGACATTTACACAATCGTAGATAAAGCAATTGATGTTGCATTTGAAGAAAGTAAATATCATTTAAAGTTCTATGATTTTATGAAATCCTGTAAAACAACAGGAGTTGGAGCGAAGGAGTTTAATCAAAGTTCAACTGCTAAAGAGTTAATTGATTTCATCAGTGACTTGAATGGATATATCAAAGGTGGAAAAGATAATGAACATCAATTACTTAGAGAAGCATACGGTCATCTTGGTAAACCCACCGCAAGAAAGATCAGAGATTACTTTACTGTGATCTTAGAAGACGCTCAGAGATATGAAAAGGAAAGAAGAAGGGGGAGACGAAAAACTAAAACTAAATAAATCAAGTACAAGAGGTAATGTGTTAACACTCGCTCTAACTTTAAGCACTCTTATATCAGTGCTTTTTCTCTTTGTTGGTGGTATAATAGGATGGTTATACAAAGAACACAAACAAAGAAATGACATCTCCGAAATGCATCCTGAGATGTATGATCTAAAAGGAAATATCATTCCAGATGAAATAATTGCTTTTAGATTTGAAAATGTAAATTTTGATAGTGAAATTGACGAGGAATTATGACTACTACACATCCCACATTGGGAGAAACTAGACTACCAAGAAACCCTCTTTTAAGTGAGGTGTTATCATTGGTATCAAAACAAAAAACAAAAGCGAAGAAGATTCAAATTCTAAAACAGTATGAGTCTTTACATCTTAAATCTATTTTGATTTGGAATTTTGATGAATCTGTCAAGTCAATGCTTCCAGATGGCGATGTTCCATTTAACAGAAACGAGGCTCCTGCTGGAACCGAACATTTACACCTTGCATATGAGTGGAAAAAGTTGTATAATTTTGTTAGAGGTGGGAACGACTCACTTCGACCTATGAAAAGAGAACAACTTTTTATGCAACTTCTAGAGGGTCTTCATCCTGACGAAGCAGAGATTATCTGTTTAATTAAGGATAAAAACTTGAAGAAGAAGTATAAGTTAACTCGTGCCATAGTTGAAGAAGCGTTCCCCGATATACAATGGGGTAATCGAAGTTAGTAATGTCAAAAACTAAAACTAGAGACGAAGTGATGTCTGAAGCTTATTGGACACCAAAAGAAAAAGAAGACTTGAATAGTAAGTATTCAACAAGTCTTGTAAAAGAGAATTGCAATCAGGAGGACATGAATGATAGGTCTCTTCCTTCTGATGCTTATATTGTGACGTATAAAATTCAAGGTGAAGTTCGTAACGATCTTGTTAGATGTCATGCAAAGGTAAATATTTTTGATATGTATTATGATAAATTTGGAGCAGATTCTATCGTGAGTATTGAATATGGGCCTGGAACTGTAAGTCCAAAAATATGGGGCATTGCATCACCAAATAAACCTAAGAAAAAAGTGAGGAGAAACTCATGAATGAAGAATTGATTCGCGACCAAATCAACGACATCATTGAAGGAGAAATACAGAATGGAATTAACGACTTTTTGGAAGAGAAACAAGAAAAAGAAAAGAATCAGGGATTGGGTTTTGTCACTTCAGAGGAAGCAAAAAAACTTAAAGTCAAAGTCTTTAAAGACGAAGTTGACAAAATAATGAAGCAATATAAAAAACTTAAGAAAAATCAAAAGTCAAATCTATCCCAAATAAAAAGATTGGGATTGGTTGATAAAAATGGGAGGCCACTCTAATGGACAGAGAAAAGTTAAAGGTTATGATCAAGGACTTGAAAAATGTTGTAAATGCGTTAGAATGTGAAATATACTCTGATGAAGAGTCATATAAAATAAATCTAGACTATGACGAAATCGTCAATCACATTACAGATTATGATGAAGTATTTGAGGATGATGACGGGTAACAGTGATGACCCCCGTTATTCAGAAGAGAAGTTACTTTTAAGAGCAGCTTGTTTTCGATGTCTTACACATCACTTAGAGGAACATACAAGAGCCGTGTATGAGTTCGCTACCATATGGTGTGAAGAACATGATAATGTAGATGGAATTGAACAAGGATTTCAAAACTATCTAAGGTCATACGCAGAAAAAGCTTATGAAAAAAGTTAAATTAGTATCAGTTACACCTGATGCAGAAAAAACAATGGCATACATTGCCAGAGTATCTAATCCAAACAATCAAGAAAATGAAAACTTCTCTGGATTGTTGAGGTATTGTATTGAACATGAACACTGGTCTGTGTTTGAACAATCATCAATGACTTTAGAGATTGAGACAACTCGTGCAATTGCAGCACAGATACTGAGACATCGCTCATTTACATTTCAAGAGTTTTCTCAAAGGTATGCGAAGAGTAATGAACTTGGAGAGATTGAACTTCCAGACTTGAGAAGACAGGATAAAAAGAATCGTCAAAATAGTATTGACGATCTTGATCCCTTTGTACGTCAGAAGTTAGAGGCTCAAATGATCACTCTTTTTAGTTCTGCACAATCATTATATAATCAAATGATTGAAGAGGGTGTTGCAAAAGAATGTGCAAGAATGGTTCTGCCATTATGCACACCAACAAGAATCTACATGACAGGTTCTTGCCGTTCTTGGATACATTATATTAATCTAAGATCTGCACATGGAACACAAAAGGAACACATGGAAATAGCAGAAGAATGTCGTTCAGTATTTACCGAACAGTTCCCTGTTGTATCTGAAGCTCTTGAGTGGATCTAAATAATATTACAAAACGTTAAAACTTATGCCTACATATCCTGTTGTTAACAAAGAAACTGGAGAAAAAAAAGAATTATCAATGAGTATGCTTGAATATTCCTCATGGAGAGATGAAAATCCAGAGTGGGATAAAGATTGGTCTGAAGGATGCGCTGGTCTTGGAGAAGTTGGTGAATGGAAAGACAAACTTATCACCAAAAATCCTGGCTGGAATGATGTTTTACATAAAGCATCCAAGTCTCCTGGCTCTAGAGTTACCAAGATAAACAAGTAATGGCAAGAAAAAAAGATTCTCCTATCGGAGTAGGAATGACTGCTAAACAGATGAAGAGAAAACGCCCCATTAATTCGGATCTCTTAAACAAGATCGAACCGATTACAGATAACCAAAAGACACTCTTTGAAAGTTACAAAGAGGGTAAAAATATTTTTGCATATGGTGCTGCTGGAACAGGTAAGACTTTTGCTGCACTGTATCTTGCGTTGAAAGATGTTCTCGATCAACACACACCATACAATCAACTTTATATTGTAAGATCCCTTGTCTCTACAAGAGAGATTGGTTTCTTGCCTGGCGATCACGAAGACAAGTCTTTCTTGTATCAGATACCATATAAAAATATGGTGAAGTATATGTTTCAGATGCCATCTGATGCAGACTTTGAAATGTTATATGGTAATTTAAAACAGCAAGACTCTATCAAGTTCTGGAGTACATCATTCATTCGTGGAACAACTATCGATCAGGCGATTGTGTTAGTGGATGAGTCACAAAACTTGAATTTTCATGAATTAGATAGTATAATAACAAGAGTAGGAGAGGATGCTAAAATTATTTTCTGTGGTGATGCAAGTCAAACAGACTTACTAAAAACCAATGAGAAGAACGGTATTCTTGACTTCATGAAGATAATCGAACAAATGCCTGAAGACTTTGCAATGATCGAATTTGGTATCAATGACATCGTTCGTTCTGGACTTGTAAGAGAATATCTTGTCCGCAAAATGGCCATGGGTATGTAATGTTTATTGTTGAAAATCACTTAGGTGATTTAGAGTTAGAGAAAAAAGAGACTGACGGACTTCGCCTATATAAGTTACCCAGCAATGATTGGGTTCCTTCTATCACCTCTGTTACCAGTTTCTATAATCGAGAGGTGTTTCGTGAATGGAGAAAGAGAGTCGGAAATGAAGAAGCAGATCGTGTCACAAGAGAGGCAACTCGACGTGGTACGGACTTTCATGAAGCTGCACAAGCATATCTTGAAAATAAAGAGTTAGTTTGGGATGATTATCAACCACTGACTCAGTTCATGTTTCATAGTGCGAAGTCTAGTCTTGATAAAATTGGAAAGATTCACGCAATAGAACGCACACTTTATTCTGAATATCTTGGTCTGGCAGGAAGAGTTGATTGTATCGCCGAATATGAGGGAGAACTCGCTGTCATTGATTTTAAGACCTCGAAAAAAATCAAACCAGAAGAATGGATTGAACAATATTTTGTTCAAGAGGTTGCATATGCCTGTATGTATTATGAACTGACTGGTATTCCTGTTCAAAAACTTATCACAATCATGGTAACACCAAACGGTGAAGTTCATGTTTACGATAAGAGAAACAAAAGTGACTACATTAAATTACTTGTGAAATATGTTAAAAACTTTATCGAAAACCGAATGGTGGTTAATGGGTGACATCAACAAAGCACTTAAAGAAAAATTTCTATGTTCAGCGCAGTTTGCACAGGACATAGAGGCTATTGTCAAGGATGACAATTTAGGTTATATTGATGCTATCGTACATTATTGTGAACAAAATGCCATTGACGTTGAATCAGTTCCCAAACTCATTTCAAAACCACTTAAGGAGAAGTTGAAATGGGAAGCTACGGAACTCAACTTTCTAAAAC